GTTTCCCAGTCACGATCCGGGGGTGCTGACATAGCCAACCCTGCAACTGAGACTACTGAAGCGGATATCCGCAGAGATGTGCATGTAATTGCACCAAATTTATTTAGTGGAGCAGCTACCGGGGATGACTAATGTTCAAAAATATATTTAAAGCAGCAAAAGATATTGTAAGAAGTCCAATTGGACAGATAGGCTTAGGTCTATTGGTGCCTGGACTAGCAGGCACAAGCGGTATTCTTGGTGGAATCGGTAGTTTTGCAGCTAAGAACCCAGCTCTGTTTCAAGCGGGATTAGGATTACTTGGTGGTGCGAAACCACAAGATGTTGCACGTAACTTAGCCTTTAGTGCAGGAACTGCAGCATTAAGAGGTGGCATGAGTGGACAAGGTGGAGTCGGAGAGTTTTTTGGTAGGCAACCCGCTGCAGCTCAAAATTTAACAAAACCTGAGTTTGTTGGTGGCAGCATGTCAATATCACCTAATACTGTTGGAACAGGTGTTTCTTTTAGTGATGCGCCCGCGACGGGTTTTTCAATAAACTCAATGACACCAACTAGGGGTGCTTCAACAGATTTTTCAATAGGTGATCTTGTAAAAGGTGCAGTAGAGGGTGGAGACAGTTTTTTAGTTCAGTCTGGTTTAATAAATGATAATGAAACAGACTTTTTCAAAAGATATGGCTCATTATTAAAATTAGGTAGCGTCGGTGCCTCAGTATTAGCCGCCGCTATAGGTGAAGATCAAGCAGCACAACTTTATGATCCAGAAAAAAATCCTTATCTTACAGGACAAGTGAAAATTACAGATGCATATACACCAGCAGGATTCAAACAAGGTGGAGGCATCAGTGACTTCCCAGAAAAAGATGGTATGATTAACGGACCAGGAGATGGTCAATCTGATGACATTCCTGCAATGCTTTCAGACGGTGAATTTGTAATGACAAAACAAGCTGTAATGGCAGCTGGTAATGGAGATAGACAACAAGGCACAAAAGCTATGTATAGTATGATGAACAATTTAGAAGACAAAGCACAGTCTATGGGCATAGGGAGAATGTAATGGCAACGTTTGAAGAATTATTAGCACAAGCTTATGGTAATGTAATTAAAGGTGGAGAAGCAATAACCTCACCTGAATTTATGAAAAAATTTCCTGTGCCAGTTGCACAGGTAGCAAACGTATCACCTGCAGTAACTCAAGCGACACAATTGGTTTCAAATGCGGCTACAAATATGCCAGATTTTTTTGGTCAAGGTGTAGGTGCTTTAGGTCAAGCGAACGCAGCCATATCCAATGCAGCTACTACAACTGCAGGAAGCATGGGTCAGTTTGATCCTGAATCATATAAAGCATTTATGAATCCTTTTCAAAAAGAAGTTATTGATAATTTTACTAAAGAATCACAACGACAGTTTAACATTGCAAGGCAAGGCAGAGCCGCACAAGCGATCGGTGCTGGTGCTTTTGGTGGTGGACGTGAGGGTGTTTTGGAAGCTGAAGCACAAAGAGGTTTTCAGGATAGACTAGGTAGTGGTATTGCAAATCTTCTTGCAGGTGGTTTTGATAGAGCACAGACACAAGCACAGAAAGCCTTTGAAGATCAAAGAGCTGCACAACAAAATGCAGCTAGATTAGGTCTTGCAGGTGCTGAACAACAAAGAGGTATAGGACAACTGTTTGGACAGTTTGGTGCTAACCAACCAACAGCATTAGGTAATTTAGCGACAACATTAAGTAGCCTTGGTGTAACAGAACAACAAGCATTACAAAATCAGTTTAATCAAGCACAACAATCAAATCTTGCGAGGTTTATGCAGCCATTTAATGCTTTACAGTTTCAATCTGGTTTAGTCTCACAGTTTCCAACATTACAAAGCTTTAATACACAACCACAAGGTAATCCATTATTATCGGGGATCGGTCAATTAGGAACCTTTTTAACATAGGATAGAGATATGTCTAATAGTGGTTTTGATACCTTAAATACATTTAAGACAGATCTTGTCATTGAACCTGTAAGACCTGTCGATCCAGTACCCAATGTTCAGGGTGGTACATTTGAAGTTACACCTCCTGTAAATTACGAGGAGAAAAATCAAACAGCAGCAGAAATTGCATCTCAAGCAGTTGATCAAACACCAGCATATAACAATTTAGCTTTACAAAATGCAGATCAATTTTTACCAGTAAGAGAGGCTTTAGAAGATCAGTACAGTGCCATAGCAGAGAGAATGGGATTAGGTCAACGAGTAACATTCGAACAAGCTCTACAAGGCATACAAGATAAATTAGGGCCTCTACCAAGAACTCCTGGTATTGATAAGGCCTTAAATGTTTTTGTTGATAGTATTAACGCTCGTACACCTTACAAAGGTGCAGCGGGTATCTTCGATATCATTGCACAAGCTACAGGTAAATATATTGACAGAGAAACAGCAGAGGATGCTGCTGAATTACAACACAGTTTAAAGATGAAAGAACTTGCGATAACAACCATGCAAGAGCAGAATGCTGCAATATTAGAAAAAGAATCAGAGTTTTATTTAAAAAAAATGGGTTTTGATAATGAATTTATGATGAAGAATCTTGGATTTACTATGGACATGCAAAAAAAACTAGCACAATTTGACATTGATAAGACATTAAAGATAGAACAAGCAGCTTTAGATTTATATAAAAACCCTAATAGATTATTTCAAAATATGACCATACCTAATGAAGCAGATGGGTCTTCACAAGTTGTGATGACTAAAAAGGTATGGAATCCAGATAAAGGTACTTACGAGTTTATGATGGGTAGAACAGAGAATGGAGATACAATATTTGATGTTGAGGTCCCACCAAATGCATACCTGTCACCTTTAGAGGGTATTCAAGAAGATGCAGCATTATCTGTATCTGCACCAAACTACGGACAAGCCTCACAACAGATAGGTGACTTTAATACTTTAGGTAGAGCCGCTGATATCGTAACAGAAATGTTAACAATAGATGCAGAGGCAGTAGCAAGAGGAGAGCCATCAAGATTTGGAGCTGAAGGTTTAGTAGACTTTTTCAAAAAAGAATCAAGAGCAACCTTCGCATCTTTCTTAAACGCAGTAAGCGCGGGGCTTGGAGATCAGTTTGCTAAAGAAGGTTCTACTTTACGTGAGAAAGATAAAGTGTTTTATCAGCTACCAGAGGGTGAAGAAGAGTTAGTCAGAGAAGTAAATTTTCAAGCACCAAGAGATAGCAAATTACCATTTAACTTAGGCAATACTAAAACTGTAAAAAAGTTTGTTACAATTGATGATTTTTATAATCCTACAACCTATACATCTTTAGGGTATGATGGTAGTTATGCCAGATTGAAAGTGCAAGAAAACTTAATTATCTATGCACTTGCAAGATCTTTAAAGCCAACCGGTCGTTTGAACGTTGATGATATTAGAAGAGCATCTGATCTTGTAAACTTACAAGGCTTAAAATCACCTGACTTCGTAAGATCACAATTAGAAGAGATACTTAGATTCTTAAGAAAAGGACAAGTAGATATATTTGAAGCTGGTAAATATGGTCAGGACAAAAATATTTTTGATGATGTAAAATATGGAGATCAGGTACTAAAGTTTAGACAATTTTTAGGTGAGGATGTAGATGCACCGACACCCCCAGCTCCTGACTCATCACAATCTGTAGAGTCTGCTGTGACAGACGACGAAGATAATTTTGAAATAAGTCTTGAGCCTGAAGATTTATTAGGAGGTGGTAACTAATGCCTCCACAGCCCCCTAATAAGGTTACGATTTTAAAAGGAACTCCAAATCAAGCAGAGTTCTTTTTTGAAGACCCTACTAACCCTACTGCTAATGATATTGCAAAGGTAAAAAAGTTTTATGGTATAGAAGATAGTGCCAGCACAGAAGCCCTTATAGCTGAGCTAAACAAACTAAAAGGTGTTGAACAAGCAAATATTCTATCAGACATACCTTACGATCCACAAACTGAGTCTAAACAGTATTACTCTGTCTTAGCTCAAAAGATTGCAGACACGAATCAAAGAATGGCTTTGATAAAAGATCCTGCTAACTATTATTTTAAACAAGCTAATGAAGCTATTAATAAAATACCTTATGTGGGTGGTCTACTTGATAGAGCGATACCTGATCAACTTGTGTCCAAACCCTCCGCTGAGATTATAGGCTCACTTGGGTTTATGGCAGGTGCAGGACTTCTAACAGCACCAACCATGGGTACAGGTGCAGCAGCAGCAAGTATTTTAGGAGCAGATGCATTAGGGGCTACTGCTGGTGGACAAATTTATGAATTAACAAATCAACTATTAAGACACCTTAATGATCTACCTTTAGAGGATAGAGAGCTACAAAACGCAAAGTTTTTAAAAGATGCTTATATGAATTTAGCATTTGCTGGAGGAGCCATGAGTCTCGGACCACTGATCAAGAATTTTAAACCTGCGGTAGGTAGAATATTATTTGGATTAGATAATAAAAATCCAGAGTACAAAAAGATGTTAGAAGTTGCGGAGACTTACGGTATGCCGCTGGGTATTATACAAGCTACCAACAGTGCCTTTTGGAAAGGTTACTCAAAAGTCTTAGGTGTGTTTCCATACGTTGGTACACCATTTAGACGTGCGGGTGAGGGAACACAAGAAGGTATTAGACAATATTTTAACACCGCTTTAGATAATTTTGCACCGCTGCAAACAATGGCATCTCTTGGTGGTGATATGATGCAATTAGCAAGAGCAGAATACAAAGATACCATGCTTGTTTCTGATGCTTTGTATAAATCATTTGGTAAATACGCAGAAAAATTAGATGGTAAAAGAGTAATAAAATTAGACACAGTAAAAAGATTAGCTGATGAGTTTCAAGATGTTTTAATTTCTGCAAAGCCCGGCACACAAGGATTTGGTTTTAGATTTCCTGGTGATGGTTCAATGAAAGCTTTTACAGAATTTTATCAAACATTAAGTAAGTTAGATCCAGACGGAGTTACAATTCAACAGTACAGAACTTTACAAAAATTATTATCTGACTTTCAAGCTAACTTTAAAGTAGAGGGTAAGGGTCAAGTGCCTGTAGAAGAAGGAGCTAGAATATCACAATTAAGACTAGCCCTAGAGCAAGACGGTAATAAATTAGTTAATATAGATGGTGTCGATAAAGTCATATTCGATACTGCCATGGAAAAATTAACAAGAGCAAATGCATATTTATCTGGAGTGATGCCTAAGTACAAAGGACCTGTGGCAAATCAATATAAGTTAGTGAATGCACAAATTTTTTCACCAGGTCCACAAAGTATTAGTGAAGGAGTATTATCACCAAAACAAATGTTAGATTCTCTACTACCGATGGCAAAGAATGATGCTGACTTAATGGCTGCTTTAATGAGGTTATCAAAAACACCTAATGCAAATTTAAAAGCATGGAGAAAAGCAGGAATGAAAGAGGGTGTACCAGTAAAAGTTATGGTTAAGGAATTAGATAACAATGCCAACCTACCAGACGGTAGTCCTAATCCTAACTTTGGTAAACAAATAGAAGTAGAACAGACGGTCATATCTATGGCACCAAATGCAGGTAAAAAACAACTTATTAGAAAAATATATGATCAAGCTTTAAAAGATTCCTTTACTGGATTACCTGTAGCTAAAACATTTGACGATTATAAAAACTTAGCAAAGCTAGACCCAGAACAAGTTTATAAACAAGGTTACAAAAATAATGCAGATGTATACAGATTTAGGACTGTAGATTTTGACCCAAAAAAGTTTGCAGATAATTTAGGTCTCAATGATGTTGACGGCAGAGCTGCATTAGAAGTTGCTCTTGAAGGCACAGGCACAAAGATAAAAGATATAGAAAGATTCTTAGATATAGCAGAAAAGTCAGGTAGTTTTACAGTCACAGACCCATCCTCTTTTGTGCAAAGACGTGTAACATTAGGTGGATTCAAAAGTTTATTATTATTTGGTGGTGTACAAGCAGGAGCCACAGCAGCAGGTTTTGGCTTACCTGTATTGATGGTGCCTTTACTTTTAAGATATGGTTCTAGCATTTTAACAGATCCAAAAGTTTTAAAATCTTTCTCAGAAGTTTTAGCTGATACAGGACTAGATGTAGCAAAGAGAGCAGGTGTAGCTAGAGTTGTTGGCAAACCTGGTGATACAAAAGAAAGTCTTGCACCGTTTACAATATCAGAAAAAAACAAACAAATTTTATTAGACTGGGCTAATACGACACTGCCTACAGAGGCTGATCTTGATCAATTGGATTTTGTAAATGAAGTAGAACAATCTATATTAAGTTTAATGAGACAACCGCAATCACAGGTGGAAGCAAAACCTGCAAGAAATCAACAGTTTGAAATGATGAGCAGAATGTTTGGACCACGTGGATATTTGACTGGTGAAGAGGCACAAATAAAAGAACAGATAGAAGATAGATTACAACCTCAGTTCGATGCTAATTTAGGATCTACACCTAGACCTGATGTATCACTACAACCAAATATGCAAGTGCCGATGCAGGCTAATGTTAGAAATCAATTAGCGTTAGGCACATTAGATGATGCCCTTCAAACACAAATGTTAAATAGAGGAATAGGTACATTATAATGAAGCTAGATGGTGGTGTAGGATCTGTAAGAGTAGTCCCTATTAATATGAAACAGGGCGGCGACCCTGCAGAAAAGCTATTAGCTGAGGGACCACCAGGAGGACCAAAACAGTTTGAGTTGCCTGATGAAAGAATGTTAACTAAAAGAAAAGAACGAAATGTTCAGACAATACCTGTTCCAGGAGGCGATAAGCCTATTTCAAGTGAACCTGACTTTGATAGCACTGCAGAAAATTTAACTAATGTGTTAGGACCTGGTAATGTAGAACAGGATTTTTTATTTACAACTCCTACAATTAATCCCATGGAAGCTTTACCAGTCCTGCCTTTTATGCCAAACCCAGCAATACCAGGTCAAAGAAACCCTTTCATTGATGGATTCTTTGATCCGATGCCTGAAGACAGAGGCGGCATACCTAATTTAATGAATGCTAATATGTTGAAACCTGCAGGAATATTAACTATAAATAAAAGTTACGACATATGATTGAAATAACAGATTCACTAAAAGAACAGGTACGTCATCATGAAGGCGTACGTACGACTATGTATTTAGACACACTAGGTAAGGCAACTATTGCCATAGGCCACCTTATACTTCCGCATGAAAGAGAAAGATATGCAGAAGGAGTAGAGATTAGTATGGAAGAGGTAGAAGAACTCTTCGATATAGATTTAAACAGAGCAGCAGCGGGAGCTGATGAACTGGTAGCTGAGAAGATTGGACACGATCTG